ATTGTTGTTAGATTTACCAACTGCAACATTATTCTGTAAATCAGGTACATTAAAAGTTGATGCACCATCACCAGTTCCATAAGTAGTAGAAACTATTGCAAATAAAGCTGAGTAAGTTGATCTTGAAACAGCTTGACCATTACATTCTAAGAAACCTGTTGGCACTGAAGCAGTAGACCACGGAACAATAGTAGCCGTAGGAATCCCTTCGATACCTGTAAGGTTTGCACCAGAAAAATCGTATTTTGTAGCTTCGTAATTTGACATAATGTATTATCTCCTATTTCTCTGTGTAAGTCCAGCCAGTAGTAGCATCACCAGAATAAACTAATGAGAAAGCTGCGCCTTGTGTGTTAACTGTTAAATCAGATGCTGCGTTGGCAATGTTAGAACTATTTCTACCAACAACTAAAGCATTTGAATTGAAATCATAACCTTGGTCAACAAATGTAACCATGTCTCCTAAAGATGGAGACGCTGGAAGTGTAATTGTAACTCCTCCACCATTTGTATTTACTAAAAGTTGAGCACCTGCTTGAACTGTTTCTGCCGCAGATACTGCTCTCCATTTTTTTAATTCAGAACCTTTATAAACATTAGTTCCGTCAGACCATAGCTGATAAGTATGACCTTCACATAAAAGAATTCCTGTTCCAGAAGTAGTTTTAAAAGTTAGTGTATAACCAGCGTGATCACACGCATCTTGAACTGTATATGTTTTTTCTACAGAATCTGGAATAGTAACATTAACGTTTGCAGCTAATGTACCTGTTAATTTTATTACTTCATTTTTTCCATTAGAAACCGCACCATTAGTAAAAGTTAATGCTCTGCTGGCGTTAGTTACGTTAAAAGCATCGTATCCACCAATAGCTTGTTCTAATATTAATAAGTTTGTATTTGTAATTTGTCCCCAAGTTCCTGAATTTTCACCAGTTGCTTGGACTGTAAGTTTTAAACTTGCTGATGTTGAGTTAGCCATTTTTAATTCCTTATAATGTTCATATTAATATTAAATAAGGTTTGTGTCAAACCTATTTATGCAGCTACTATTTGCCATCCTGGAGGCTCTAAAGGTGCTGAACCGGTATCTACTTCATTCCAGATCAAAGCACTACCAGATCCTACTGCCATAGTCAACCCAAAACCAGTAGGAATAACGTTAATATCTGTAAAGGCTGTGACACCAGCTAATTGATTATTTAATGCAAATCCAGTTACATTAACTGGTGTATTTAAATCTACTGTAACAGAAGCTAAAGTCATTGGTAAACCAAATCCTGTTACAGTTTTAGCACTTCCTTGACCTAAAGTACCTAAAGCGGCAATCATGAAGTTACCTTGGATCATTGCATCAGGTGCAGGGTCCACCGCACCTAAAGTAACTTGTGCTACGTTTAAAGTATTTGCAGTTACGGTAGCACCACCACTAACTGTTTCAGTTCCTAAAGCACCTGTTAAAGCTTGACCTGTTACACCAACGTATACCCAAGTTCCTTCTACACCCCATGAGTTATCACCCCAATGTTGTCTGCCCCAACCTGTTTGGTTGAAAGCTGATACACTACCAAGAGCCATTGTGGCTGCATTACCAGTCAACATTGCGTCAGGTCCAGCGTCTGCTGTTCCTTGAGCAGCCGTCATTGCTATACCTGTTAGTGAAGCATCTGTTGTACCAGTTGCTATTTCAGTGCCTAATGCTAAACTTAATGTTTGATTGTTGTTTGTAGAGTTTGTTGCGTTGACGTCAGTGAAAGCAACTTCAGTTCCTAAAGCTACGCTCATTGCTATACCCGTAGGTAAAGCAGTTCCAAATTCACCCCACGCGTTGATACCCCAAGTTAATCTACCCCAACCACTGTTTATTTCACCAGCTGAAGTTTCCTCTCCTTGAGTTGCTGTAAGTGCTAATCCTGTAGGAATAACTGTAGAGTTTGCATTATCGCCCCACTGATTCTGTCCCCAAAAGCCAGTATTCCAAGTTCCCGATGCCATAGGAAGTTACCTCCCTACTAGCCCGATATTCTTAGTATCGCTGCTGTTGAAGTTGCTGCTGGAAATTGAACTGTGAATGTACCAGAAGTAGCTGTCTTGTCTCCTCCAAAATCTAAAATACATACCGCTGAGTTTGTAGTAGTCGATGATGTATTATAAATTAATGCTCCTCTAGCTGTTATTGTAACACCTGTAAAAGAAAGGTCTGCAAAATCAACTCTAGCAACACCTGCAGTTATAGAAGTCCCTGAGTTAACAAGAGCTCCACCACCTGCTGAATATTGACCAGAAGCACCAACTTCATTTCCTGTTGTGTAAGAAGTTGTAGCTGAGTTTAGAGTAGCGGAAGAAGTATAAAGAGCTAACTTAAATTTATCACCGCCAGAAGCTTTACCGTTGAAGTCTCCTTCTAACAATAACTTTTTAAAGTTGTTTGCGATTGCTTGTGTTATAGCCATTATGTTTCTCCTTATTTTCCTATACGAGGAACACCACTTTGATATTCGTCTCGTCTTCGTCTTCCCATTTGTTCTATAGAGAAGCCTTCTACCGCTTGTTTATACCTTCCTTCGTATAATTGCAAGAGATCATTTGGCCCCTTTAGAAAAGAAAATGCTTCTATAAGGCACGCATATAAAAGTCCGTTGGGAAAGTTCAAACTTAAATATGTTGTAGTATTTGTACTAGATAAACCCGGAGGTTTCAAGATATAATTTAATTGAAGCGTATAAGTGGCATCTGGAGTGGGAGCCACAACTATGGTATTATCGTCCCATAAGCTATAGTATTTAGGAACCCCTTGAGCATTGGTAGGGTTAAATTCAGACATAAAACTAGTGTCCCTGTACTGTAAAAAATCTCTATTATCGGCTACTCCTACACCATCAGAATCCACCACTTGTAAAGATCTTACTACTAAAGCATCTGTAGGTTCATCTATAAAACGAGTTCCTGCTATGAGCTGGGCTGTTTTATATCTTCGACCAGCATCTGTGTCCACATCTCTAAAAATTCTAAATTCTGCATCCTCTATAAAACCATTTACAATGGCATCTGTTAAAACAGTGGAAGTTACTTCTGTATAATTTCTAATTTTATCAACTAATTCTGCGTATGTCATAATTAACCTCTATCATTTATCGGTCCAATTGTACATTGAAAACCGCCTCCTTTAGCGCTTGCTGGTGCAACGCTAGCTAATTCAAAATTAAAACCTGTCTGTATTGTTGTCGTTGCAGGCATACCAGGGTTGTTTTGTGTTCTAGTATTAAGAGCTGTTATTTTAAATGCTCCAAATACTTTAGCTCCCGACTTATGGGAAGTAGCTGTTGTTGTTTTAGGAGAAACTCCTCTATATGGAGCGCTCGTTCCTCTTGTACATCCTGTTAAATTAATTCCTGAAATCCCTGAATATTTAACAACTTCATTTTCATATTGTCCCGTAGTACTATTTATTTTTTCAATAACAATATATCCACTGGTAGGCATATCAGAAGTATAGTCTAAAGTAATAGTAGTAGCTGTGCTTGTAATATCTCCTTGTAAAACCATTCCTGATACTTGCAAAGTATCAGGGTCTACTCCACCCACCGGAGATTTAACATCTCTAAATCTTACAATATCATTTACACTCATATCTCCATTTTCAAATGCAACAGAAACTGTTGCATCTGCTGCTGCAGTTGTAAAAGGATTCTTTGGTAAAAAGTCTTCTGTTGGAAATTCTGTTCTAGCTGGTCTAGCTTTTTCTAGTCCTTGAGGATCTGCAACAAATGGTTTTGGTTCTAACTGTGGTTGCTTTCGTTCATATTCTGATGTGTGAACAAATGCACCATTCCATTCTGTAACCATTTCTCTCCATGGAAAAGCTAATCCACTTCGATCTGAAATTGCTAACGCATATTTTCCTTTTGAAAACTTTGCCATTATATCTCCGGATAATAAGTTTTAGGAGAAATATAAACACTCGCTGGTGATCCATCTTCTTGTAACGCTCTCGCTAATTCATCTTCATATAGTAATTTCATTTCTTGAACTCTTTGAGGAGCTTTTTTCTGAGCCATGTAATAAGCTAGACCTGCACACATACACGGTACAAATCTATTAACTACATCAGCCTCATTAGTATAGGCCCCTGCATCTTGAATTCTTTTTAAATAATAAAAGTGCATATAATCTCCTGCTTGAGAAGAACCAGGAGTTAGGTATAAAGTAACTGTAACTCTATCTATAAATCTTTGGACCCAATATTGAGAAGGTTGTCCAGTAGAAGTTTTATTTGAAAAAGCTGAATATTGTGATCTATTAATTTTAGATAAAGGTGTATCTACATTTGAAGTATTTCTGTAACTAGCTTCTAAAACATCAGATGCCATATCTACAAAATTAGTTACAGTATCATTTTGAGAATGACTTGCGGTC